AAGTCAAAATAACCAGCAGTAGTTGTACCATACTGAGCACCAGCAACAGCACAAGTATAGATTGTACGAATAACTTCACGGTTAATTTCAGCAAGAATTTCTGTAGAAAGAATATTTGACAATTCTGTTTCAGCGTCAAGACCATGAATTGCTTTCAAGTCTTGTGCTAATTCTAAAGAATACTCTGCCTTTAAAGCACGGGACTGAGCAGTTACAGTAACTTTCTCAATTGAGAATGCCATCTGTGGGAAAGCGTTAGCACCTGAAGTATCTGTAGAACCTAACTGTTCAGCAGCTGAGGTTGTCATGCCGATACCAGAAGTGGTAGCTAAAGAAGTTACGTTAGCGAAGTTATTTGCTGTATCTGTTGTAGTTGTACCTTGGAAACCGTATGGGTTACCAGCAGAACCAACACCAGAGAACATTGTATTTGCTTCGTTGTAGAAAGCTTCAGTACCTGTTTGTGTAGCATAACGAGCACGCATCGCAAAAATTAATCCAGTAGGACCTGTCATTGGCTGAACACCAGCAACGTCATAAGCGATTAAGTTAGGTAATGCACGGCGAACTAAAGAAATCAAGATTGGGTCAAAGTTAGAAATGTTAGAACCAGTTACGTTTGTTGGAACTGTTGTGCTAACTTCGTTCAATGACTGACGGTCTTGAGTCATAGCTTGTTGTTGATTTTCCAAAACAAGTGCAGTAACTGCTTTCTTGTATGGGTCTTTGATGGACTCTAATTCTGGATGATCCAGAACTGGCTGCCATTTTTGTTGTAGTTCTTCGGTTAAATACATTTAATTCTCCTTGTTATTTTGTATTCTTATTTTGGTAATTTATTTATTTTACCAAAGTTTTAGAAATTGCTTGTGAGTATGTTTCCATTAAATTGTCAGAAGATTTATATTTTACTTTTTCCTCTTCAATTTCAACTTCATCATCCAATGCAGAATTATCGGCAGATTTTACATTAGAAGAAAAATAAGATTCTCTTATTACTTCTAACTTTTCTACAAATTCTTCTTCAGTAGTAAATTCTACGTTCTCTGCGAGCGATTTTAATTTTTCTACTTGAGTTTGCGACAGGCCTTCACACGCTGTGTAGATAGCCTCAATTTTTTTCTGTTCATTTAATTCTTTAGATAATTGAATACCACGATGAATTTGTTCATTTAATGCATCTTCTAGTTCTTCAACTTGCGCACTTAAACCTTCAACGATATCCACTTTATCTTCAGGAATATCAATATAGTGTTCAACAAATAAATCACGGAGACCATTAATGAAATCTTCAGTTACTTCAGAACGTAAACCAGATTCAACTGCTAATTGGTTTTCTTGCATCCATTCTTCTACCATATAGTTAAGGTAGTCATCAACTTTAGCTGCCAATTCTTCTTTGATTTGCTCTACGGCAATTTCAAATTCTTCTACTAATTCTTGTTCTGCTTCTGCAATAACTTCTTCAGCACGAGCAACAACAGCTGCTTCAAAAATTGTAGTGGCTTTAGTAACAAATTCTTCAGAAAGATTTTCTCCAGATAAAAGAGCATCAATATCTTCTTTAATTCTTTCTTTCATCTTATCTTGCATCATTTTTTTTCTATCCATTTTCATTCCTTCTTCAGAAATTGTTTCTTCTTCGTATTCTGTTTCTTCATTTTGGCCATCACGACTAGCAACTTGCTGGCCATCGTAATGTTGGAATGTAGCATTTTTATTTTTCATAAAAGTGTTAGTAGGTAATTGTTGTGCAACACGGTCACGAATCTGTGGATATTGTGTTTCTTTATGTTGATATGAACCCATTTCGTCAGCTTTATCAACGTCACCCGCTTTATCTTGACCTGGTTGATGTGGCAATGTTTTCATTGGTTCAGAACTTACAGGAGGAGTTGCGCCTGGAGGAGTTGCTGTTTTAGTGCCTTTGAAATAATCTGGTAACCGATCGTTAACATCATTTGGTGAATCGCCAATTTTACCAGCATCATTTGTGCCGTATGCAGTTTTGGAATCTATACGACTAACACCAACTTTATCGGGATTAGTTAATTCACGTTGACCTTTTTTTGAAGCGATATTACTATCAAAGGTTTCTTTTGAACCTTCGCTTAAAATTTCTTTGGCAGCGTCAGATAAATTAAATTTTGATGACATTTTGAAAATCTCCTTGATTTATATTGGATATTTATAATTAAAGTTTTTTATAACCGTTTGATGAAGTTTTCAAAAATGCGTAAACTTACCGCTTCAATATCTTTTTGTGAAGCTTGTTTAATTTCTCTCTTAGCTTCTTCAACATATTGTTCAGTGCATACGCCATTGACTAACATCCACTCTTTGCCTTCCATAATGCCTTGAACAAATGCTCCAGGCGCAGAAGGGTCTGCTACAATATCTGCCGCTGTGGCTAGATAAAAATCGTTCTGAACAATATTAACACCGTTAACATTTTTCAATGAACCCATACCTCTTGATGATACACCTAACTGAGCACCGCCTTCAATTAATTGGCGGGCAATTTGTCCCATTGGAGTATCTAAAATTTTTGCTTTACCAATCCATTGATTACCATCTTCACTTAAAGATACAATCATATGAGACACACGGTCAAGATTGATAGTAGGAGTTTCAGGATGTCCTAATTCACCAAAGGCACGATTTTTGTTTATATATTCTTCTGAATAACGAGCAACTTCTTTTTTCATAGTGTCGTATTCGTACAAACGACCATTTTTATTTTTCTTTTCTGAAACTAAAAAAGGTCCTTCAATAAACAAAGATTTTTTACCACTAGACTCCTCAATCATTTCATAATGAACTGTTTCTTGGATTTCTTTAATAAGTTTCATTATTCTTCCGTTATTATGGTTTAATTGAATATGGGCCGTAATTAAATGCGGCAGGGTCATTAAACTGACCACGTTGATAGTATGCATTATCTTTACGGAGAGAAATCATAATTGTGTATGCTGTGTTTTGCGTTGCGCCGTAAGTGGTAATACCTATGTTACCATTTGATTTTGGTGAGTTGTTTAGAATGGCGGGGTTCTGTTGACTACCAAATTCGCCATTACCATTTAGATAGAAAATTGTAGCATTGTTTGCGGCAACATCACCTGCCCAAAAAACTTCAACGGCACCAGGAGGATTTCCTGTTCCCATGTTTACAAAATATTGGCAAGCAGTTAATTGTATATTATAATATGATAAAGCGGTATTTGCTATGAAACCTGCTGCATTAACTACAGGATAACCATTGGTTGCCAAAGCACCATATAAAGAATTTGCAGCGATGCGAACGTTGTTTGATTCTTGACCGGAAGCACCATCAAACTGGCCTGTTATCTTAATAACCGCATCTGTTGTTGTATCTCTCAATACTTGATATGTAAATTTATTTGGCATTCTTTATCCTAAATTGTTTTCTTCTGTTACGCCTAATATTTCATCCATATTATATGGAATGGTAACATATTTATCTATTGCACTAATATAATATAAAGCAATCGTTTTGTTACCTGGATACTGTCTCATTGACTGTCTTTTCATCACCAATACTGCTGGCAAAGATGAAGTTTTGGAATTTTTTTTACCTTTAGCCTCATCTAATTGCTGACGAAAATTGGAAAATGATTTCATTATTCTTCTTGAACTTCTTCTTGTTCTTCTTCGCTATCAAATTCTTCTTCTTCATTATCATTCAGACCAAGTAAATTTTCAGCAACTTCTTGTTTTTTTGCTTCAATTGCTGCTGCAACTTTGTCATGAATTGATGCGTATAATGCTTTGCGAAATTCTACGCCTTCGTCATCATATGCGTAATCAATAATTTGTTTTGTTGAATAATCTGCCATTTTTTTCTCCATAAAATGATTTGGCTATTTAATATTTATAATACAAATATTTATACCGTATTTATTGTTAATCTAACATCAAGTCAATAATGCTTGGTAATGTTGCTGGAGCAGGAGTAGCTGCAATCCATTTCTTTTGCGAAGCATCAAAAGTTAATACTTGTCCATCTGTTGCTGATTTTAAACTTACTTTATTAGTGTCACCTAAATCATTTAACCAATAAGAACCTGAACCGCCTGTTTCGCCACCATAACTTCTGGTAATTTGTCCATTAATTTGATTTTTATAATTGGTTAAATCTCTTTCAACACTTTCTTGAAATTTTGAAATTTTATTTTCAAATATTTTTAAATCTACGACAGGTGTTTCACCATCTTTTCCTGCTGGTCCTTGTGGACCTGTATCGCCTTTATCACCTTTTAAACCTTTTGGTCCCATCGGTCCCATTGGTCCAACTGGACCCATTAAACCTGGTTCACCTTTTTCACCTTTATCGCCAGTATTACCTTTTATTCCGGTTAAACCTTGTCTACCAGGATCTCCTTTATCGCCTCTGTCGCCTTTTGGTCCTACTGGTCCCATAGGTCCTATTGAACCTCGGTCACCTTTATCTCCTTGGTCGCCTTTATCGCCCTTGTCACCCCTATCACCTCGGTCACCTTTATCGCCTTTATCGCCACGGTCACCTTTATCACCTCTATCACCTTTATCACCAGGATTTCCTTGTTGGCCTTTATCTCCTCGGTCGCCTTTATCACCTTTATCACCATCAATACCATTAATACCAGCTATACCTTGGATGCCTTGTGGTCCACGTGGTCCCATAGGGCCAGTTTTTCCTGGAATACCTGGAACTTCAACAACTTCTGTAATTTGTTTTTGATTTGTTAAATTTTTGATTTCATTAATTTCTGATTGTAATTTAATAACTTCTTTTTTTGTAAAAGCAATTGAAGTTGTTAAAACAATAGAATCATTTAAGTTTAATGAATTATCATTATTTTTTGAGTTGGCCATTAACGTCCTCAACTAAAGCATCAAAAAAGTTTGTCATAGAATTTGTCAATTGTTGATTTTGACCATCAACATCTTCCACTAATGTTTCAAAAAAACTTGTCAT